GGCTTCGGACGTCTGGGCTTCCTTGCGCTCCTTGCGCTCAAGGTACTTACTGTACGCGTAGCCCGTGGTGAGGATGGCGCCCATGCCTACTATATAAGCAATAGTAACGCGGGCGAACTCCTTACCAAGGTCTGCGGCAAAGTTGTACTCTTCAACGGCGGGGGCTTCTGGGTTCTCCATTGTCTTCTCCATTCAGGGTAGGGGTCTCATTATAGGGTGTGTAATTCCTGCGAATATGGAAAAACTAAGAGTCCGTGTCAGGGACTCTTAGTCTGGAGACTAGTAGCTTTCTTCGGGGGTATAGAACTCGTCGTAGAGGTCGTGCTCACGCAGGAACTCATCGTGCTGCTTCAGGGCGATGCGGTTCACAACTACACATGCAACTGTGGTAGTGGTGACGGCGATCGCAACCTTGTGGCGCTCGATGAAGTTCTGGATGCGGTGAGTTTGGACTTCATTGTCGGTGGTTTCCATAACTTTTCCTTAGATAGTAGGGGTCTCATTATACACCATGTAAAACTTGCGATGCGAGGTAATAACTATAAGCTTTCTTCAAAAATTCCCCCGCGGGATTTTTTCAATAGGCAAAAAATATAAGGTATGTAGAATAGGCGAAAACGCAGAAGGCATGTGTTGTGTTTACATACCTTCTACGTTTTCGAACACCTGTTGGGGGGTCTGTCAGTTCATCGGAGCTTCATGACGAAACTCAGAGCTTTCGAAGTCACGACGTTTGTTCGTTCGTGGCCGACAATCAGGATGATTCCGATCAGATTGCCTATGACGATGGCCAGCGTATCTGGGCTTACTCGTCCAGGAGAATCAATCTCCTTGAGCGAATATAGCTTTGATAGCTGGTCTACCATCTTGGCATACTCATCTGAATCACTTGACCGTGTAGCCATTTCACGAATTACTTCGTCGATAGCCTTCTTAAGCCCTGACTCTTCGTCACGGGGCTTAACAGTGAACATATAACTCCTTTGAGGGGTCTCATTATAAGCTATGTATATAATGCGACCTGCGTTAGGAGTCTTTGTTTACTGGGTTGACCCTAAATATAACTTCGTCCTTCTTCTCAAGCTCGTACGGATCGCCATCCATGTTCAATGTAAATTGCTTTGTAGCTTCGTCTTCAAACACATCGATGGTTCCATCGAACTTGGCACCGCTGTTGTTATAGGCAGATGTGCTGAGACCCAACAGAACACCTAAGAATGCGTCAAACGCTGCGATCGTGCCTACAACCTCTGCCCCGTTGGGAAATCCCCAGATCTGCGACAATGCAAAATATAGCGTAGCAAGAGCGGGCAGCACAATCTGGGCACTGTATTTCAATACATCATACAAAGTATTATTCTTAATCAGGAGTTTCGAGGATGTCTTCATCTGTAAACCTTTCCGAATCTGGAAGTAAGAGTAATGCTTCAAGATGCGCGACTCGTTTAGCTACTAAATTTAGTTTTGTTCGAAGTCTATCATTAGACTCTCGTAGTATTAGAATCTCTGCATTTTGACGCTCAATAGTTTGAATATCGAAGGCTCTAGCCCTTTCGTATGCTCCTCTTTCCGCGTCAAGACGGCTAGAGACTGTGTTATTAAGTCTAGTTGCTCTGGCCGCAGCACGTTGCGCAGCCCATGCTCCAAATGCAGCGATCAATGCTACAATAACAGAACCAATGTCAATCAGATTTAACATATGGTGCCTGTCCATTGGACGGGTTCACAAGCCCACTAGTAGCCCACCACATAAATGCCAATAGACCCCAGGTAAGACTAAAACTTATGTTTGAAAAAGGACCCCCAAAGATATAACTAACTAGATACATTGCAGACCATGCTGAGGAAAACCCAGTTAAGACCACATATCCCCAACTAGACGAGGAAGGGGGCCATCGTCCAGATAGAATGGCAAAAACACCTGCTAGGATAAAAAGAGCGGCCCAAGTATTCAGCGGAAACATATGTATAGCAACAACTAAAGCTTCCTCTCGTCTTACAGACATATCACTATCGACAAGAAAAGACACACCTAGAGTAATATAGCCTAAACCGCTTATTGTCAAAACTAGGCTGTGACGCTCCCACGGACGAAAAATCAGCCAAGTAGATTTTGTCATGATCCTTCCCAAACGCCGGCCTGTTTCACAAACGTAGTAACAGTACTACCAGCCACTTTAAAGTGAATATCCTCATCAGTGCCACCAGAGGGATCCGCCGTGCTAGAAGTAATCCCGCCTGCGGAACGATACGCTGGTTTACCAACCGGAATCAGAGCCTTCACCTGAGCAACAAAGTCTCGAGTTCGAGTAATTTCTCGTGCTCCCCAGCGAATACGGCCTTCTTCTCCTGTCTCAGGAACAATTGGTAGCCCAGCAGCTTGTGCATTGTCGCCAATAGCCATTTCAAACCTCCTTCCCTAATTACATGTCGGCCCAAACCTCAGTAGTAAAGTCTACCCAGACAAGGTCCTTGTAAGTCCATGAAGCCCATGTGTTGGCCCCAGTGAACAGATTGAGTACCAACGTAGGATAAGCACGCTCACCAGTAGCATCTGATACAAATATCTGTTCAGTCACACGCTTATAGGTGATAACGCCATCCTTATTACGCATCTCAACAAGATCGCCGAGTTCATAGTCAACGCCATAGGTGTATTCAGTACGCTGATTGACCTCGCCATCGAAAAGTGTTACCCCACGGCTCTTTAGCAATGCTTCGTTTCCCTGCTGTACGAGGGGAGAGTCAACGTTAGCATTTACTACGAGCACGCGGCGATCGAAACCATCTACATCAGGGTCTACGTCATCAGCATACACAACCGCATAGCCTGTGTCAGAGAAGACGTAGGCCACGTTCTTAGACTTATCAATACTCAAGAACTCGGTTGTGTTCTGGATGTTGTCAAGCCCTACTGAAAATACCACCGGAGACAAATCAGACTGTCGAGTAGTTCGATCATTTCCAGAATAGACATCAAAATATAGCTCTGACAAATCGAAGTTACGAACTATACGGAACCCTAGATCATACATTTTACAGATGTTTTGAATCGCATTGTAAAGCGAAGCAGGACTCTGTTCCCATGTAATCGTGGTTAAGCTTTCAGGAATAGTATCTGCTGGAAATATAGTTCCGGGTGTGATAAACGGAATCGCATCATTAAGATGCAAAGCAGCCGGAGGACGACAAATATGATCGAACATCGTTCTTACAATATTCGCTGGCGTATCTGTAAGAATCCACTTCGGTTCCGTAGTAAGGTCCGACATGGTTTCTTTAACTACTCTATCTTCCAGAAGCGCCTCAAGAGAACGCCCCTTAACCGTGAACGTCTCTTTTCCTTGTGCATCAGTCTTATCTTCAACAGTTTCTACTGTCATCACACGATATGAGTCGTTGATCGCAATACGAGTACCGATCATGAACTTGGTACGATTCTCGAGAGTAGACTTAAGATCCAGCTCAAAATCACCGGCCTCATGCCATCTCTCAGTCCAAATAAGAGACTCGAACTTATCAACTGCCCAGGTACGACGAAGAAGACTGTCAAGAATATACATCTCCATTACAGCCCTCCGTATTTGTTCGTGTACTCAATACTGAATGGAATTGGTGCTCCATCAGCATAGACACGGAAGTTGTTATCGCCAGCAAAGATCTCGAGCCAGTTCGATTGCGGGCTAATTGCATAGAGAAGCGAACTCTCTACACCCCAACGAGTCAAGGTAATATACTTGGACCCAGGGACACTGCTAATTTCTAGCTTATCTCCTGCAAGAAGCGGGTACGAGAAATATACAGTACGTAGTGTTTCGTCTGGAGGACGGTGGTAGATAGTAAACTCAGACAAAGAACGATCTGGTAGAAGGGTAAGAACAACACCCGTCTCTACAGTGCCTGTGTATTCGAGTACTGTTTCAGTCAGATCAGCAACAGTCGACCCCTCAAATATGATCAGATTCGGATCAAAGAAGTCCGGATCAAAACACATAAGTGAGAGATCAACTGATGGTTGCTTCGTAAACATGTCTGGCTCAAACGATTCGATCCTTCCAGCGATTTCTAGATCAAGATACTGAGTAAGGACACTATCTGAGAACTTATCAAACAGACTGAATATGAGCTTCGCTTGAGTCTTAGGCATAAAGAAATTGTAGAGTTGAGTTCTAAGATCATGCACAGAGGATATAGCATAGTCCGGGTCTAGGCCCAGCTTAACGATAAGATTTCGAGCTTCACGACGACTTGAATGGTATTGTTCCCCATCCATGTTCGCAAAACTCGAAGATACTAGCGTCGCTTTAACTGGGCCTAGACCCTCGATACCTTTAACGATAAAACCTCCTGAAATATCTTCAAGTGGGAGGTCCAGAGTGAAACCCCGACTGTTTGTTACTTTAAGCGTCTTGAGCAACATTCGGCGTCAGAGCTCCCTTCGTTACAGATAGTTGGTTCTTCGTTTGGCGATAGATCTCAGCCGAAGACAAAGCCTTAGGCGAGTTGTTGTATTGGTTGAACGTAAGTTCCGCCGGAGACGAAATATCGCCAGCCGTTGTCGTCGCGTATCGTGCAGCTTCATTTGCCTGGTATCGAGTAGAGGCGTACTTAGCCTCAGAATAT